ATATTTCACGGCTCCGGCCGACTGCCCAATTGCTGACCACTCTGGCGGTTGGCTCGGCCTCCAACATGGACGGAAGCCGATACAAAGCGACTTCCCTTTTATTTCCCGTGCCGGTTACCGAGATCCTGGCGCGCTACAAGCGGCGCGACCCAACCGAGAGCTTGCGCTGGGAGGACACTTCCTGGCCCCTGCTCGGCAACATGGGCTCCTCTATGCTCACATGGGCCGAGGAGACGGCTCATCTGCTGCTCAAGGGCTGGACGATGAGGCACGACACCAGAACGCCGGATAGCGATCTCCCCGGCTCCCTGCTCGAGGCCGAGATGGAGGAGGCCAACGAGAAGATTTTTCTCGATCTGGAAATGATCGCAAAAGCGTTCTTGGACGATACAGCGAACTACGCGGCGGGCAACCTAACGACGCTCACGGCGCTGGCCGGGACTCAGTTCAACCAGACGAACACCTGCAACCCGGATAAGGTGTTCAACGATGCCCTCGAGGCGACCACGCTGGACAACAACAACCCGACGCGCATTCTCGCTGCTCGCCAACGGGTCTGGAACTATGTGGCGCAAGTCCCGGCGGTGATTGACAAGGTCCGGGGCTTCACCGGCTCCCGTGACAACCCGCTCACGGCCGATTCCATCGCGAAGGCGTACAACTTCACCGAGGGCGTCAGCCTAGACGCGGCGTACGATACGTCTCCCAAGGGCAGCACCAACATCGCGCTCCGCCGGCTCTGGGGAAACAACATGTACGCGCTCTCCATCAACCCCGAGAGTACGCTCAAGGATCGGAGCTTCGCCAAGCTTCTCACCCTCTATGATGGCATCGTGGCCGCCGGCGAGGACATGAGCAATCCCCGCGTGAGCGAGGTCTACGTCCAGGCCGCTTACAAGCCGGTTTCCCTCAACATCCGCGCTGGTTACAAGATCACCGACGCGATCAATGCTTCAATTGTGTAAAGGAGCCCTTCGGGGCTCTTTCTCTGTTTGAAGCACATATAAAAAAATTTGAGGTTGGTATGTCGGAACAAAGAACACCGTGGATTGTAGTCCAGGGATTCTCGAAGGATCGAGAGACTGACTATGTGGTCGATGAGATCATCAGCCTGACGCGCGAGGAGGCGAATCAGGCTCCGAAGCACTGCATCGTTCCAGCGCTGAACGAGGACGTGTCCCGCTCGGCTGTGAAAAAGGCGAAGCAACACCTCCTGGCAAAGCGCGAGGTAGCCCTCAATGCCACCTCGCAGGTGGCCTCGCTCCAAAGTGCCCTGGACGATTACAAGGCCCGCCAAGCGCTGCGCATCCAGGAGGCCAGGATCACCGAGGCGAGCGCGCAGGACGACTTCCAGCGGGCTTGCGCTGCCTTCGATCAGCAGATGGCCGTCCTGGGCGTGAGCTTTCGATCCAGCGACCTTGACCCCGCCCCTGGCACCGAGCCCAAGGCCGCTACCTGATGAACAGGCTCGGGAACCTGCCCCTGAGCCTGTTCTAGGCGCTCCCGACTCAATGCTGGGAGAATCTACGCAATCGGAACCAGAGCCCAAGGGCGAGCCTAAAATAAGCACTCAGATGCCCGCCAAGAAAACGGGCAGGAGAAAGAAGACATGAAACGATTCCTCTTCCGGCCGCTGTTGATGCTGGCCTTGCTCGCCGCCCTGGTCAGCGTCTCGGCGGCGCAGACGAATACCCCGACGAACACGCCTACGGCGACTCCAACCAACACGCCTACGGCTACCTTCGTCGTGGCGTCCACGGCAACGCCCCAGAATACTCCGACGCCCGACAACGCCGCCGCCAGTCAGCGCTTGACCAATCCGGTGCTACTCGGAAATTTGGTCGGCAATACCGGCTCAATCAAGCTCTTCCCGTCGATCGATGGCGGCGACTTGGGCAAGCTGAATAAAATATATGGGGTGCAGGCGTTCGAGAATTTCTCGGTCGGCACCATGACAAACGGGACCACCGAAACGACTTCTTACATCGATGCGAGCCCGGCCGGGGAATGGACTGCAATTGATTCCGATGTGGTCGTGAGCACAGCGACCGATCATTACATTGCACCGAATTCATCGAGCTTGAAGCTGGCATTCGGCGCGAATGCTTCGACTTACGATGGAGCAACGAGCAACATCACTAATGACGATTGGGAGTCGAACGAGGGTTTTCAGTATTGCATCCTCTCAAGCGAAGCACTGAGCGCCGGTGACTTGGCCTTGCGCGTCGAAGACACCTCGGCCAATACCTTGCTCAACCTTCCAGCCGTCCCAGATAAATATATGTGGTTCTGTTCCGAGCTTCCGATAGGCCCGGTATTCACTGGCGGAAACGGAAACATCGTGGACAAGCTCCACGTGGTCCTCACGGCCCAAGGAGCCGCCGCGCACGGGGCTTTTTCAGTCTGGCTCACGAAGATGTATAAATGGGATACGGACGATGAAGAAGCGCTTGGCGTCGATGCACTATGCAGTCCTGGAGCAGTCAAGCTCAATTCAGTCCTGGCCGCATCTGGAAGCGCCAATACGGTTCTCAAGCTAACCGAGGGAACGGATTTCTTCGAGGTATGCCGAGCTGGAAATGATTCGATAGTGACGATCACGGATCAATCGAGTTATAGCGGCTTCGGATTCGTTTCAGTCGCTCCCTGAGTGCTTTTGTTCATGCCAACTCCAAAACCGAGGCCGCTTCAAAGAGCGGCCTTTTTCATATCAGCATAAAGGAGCAATGAAATGGCATCGCTTCCCACGGCCGATGAGATGCGCTCCGCATATCCAGCGCTCGCCCACTACGAGACGGACGATGAAAAGGCCGAGATCGCAGCAATGATTCTGGATGCCAGAAATAGAATCTGCGTTGTCTTGCGCCAGCGATATAAAGTCAGCCTTTGGCCGGATGCGAGTTACCCGCCCGCCGTTTCTTCATGGGTCAAGGAAGGCGCATTTGCGCTGATGATCACCTCGCCCAAAGTCGAAGGGGCGGGGGAGGAAGGCGACAACACCGGAGCCGCGCTCTGGAAGCGCATCATGGATGAGGTCCGAGAAGTCGCAAAGAAAGGGGGACTCCTCGATGATGATCTCGAAGAGGTCGAGGAAGAGCTGCCAAGCAAACCCCCTGGTGCATCGCAGGCTACGGTGAGACTCCGCACTCTGGAGCCGATGAATACCCTCGACGATCCCGCCAGATCCAGAATCACGCTTCCTCAGCGTACCATCTCGACGCGGCGCGGGGAGTGGGTCTGATGTCCGATCTGTGGAGCTTAGAGCAGCCAGAGTTCGAGCGCTGGATCAAGCGGTTCGAAGAGGTGGGCCAGCTCCGCCCAGAAGAGGCGGAGGAGCTGCACGAGCTCTATGCGCTGGAGGCCGAGACGCAGACGCATGAGCACTGGCCTACAGGCCCGCCCACAATCCGAGGAGGCGCGATCCTTCGGGATACGGATCGGCTCTGGAACTCGCTCGGCGCGAATGGGCAGGATTCAATCCGCGAAGTCTCCGCGCGCTGGGCTCGATATGGAACCGCTGTATGGTATGCCAGAGTCCATAATGAAGGCGCTACAATCCGGGCCGTGAATGCAAAGTATTTGCGATTCCAAGTCGGTCCACGCGGACACCGCCAGTGGGTCAGCGTCAAAGAAGTGACGATACCGCAGCGCCGATTTATGCGGACGGAGCAGGAAATGGAACAGCCATTGCTTGAAGTGACGAGGGACTGGCTGCGAGTGCGGAAAGGAATATGAAATGCTTCTGAATTCAAATCAACTCTGGCAAGGTATCGTCGATTATATGAATTCGGCCGCGCAGCTTGAGGCATGGAGAACAGGAGCCTATTCCACGCCCAGAGCCCTACGCGTCGAACGCGGATGTGCGGACATCCCGGAGCCCTCTTCGCTCAGCCCGATCATCATCGTCGATTTACTCGGTATCGATGAGCCTGATGAAGGGCAAACAGACCGCTGGACGCATGGCAATTTGATTTACCACTTTCATATAAAAGCATTTTTAGAAGCCAAGTCGCGCGAGCTTGTCGAAATAAAGGCGCTCGACTTGAATGATTCGCTCTTTGAACTCTCCCGAGAGGAGAGTGGTGCAGGATTTTATTTTGGCATGGCGGGCCTGGGTGTTGTCGGCTCCAGGGTCCAGCGCTCCTCCTGGAGCCGCACCACCGGGCGAGTTCAAACCGCATGGCAAACGGCCTGGAGCCGCTTCCTCGACGTGGCCGTGAGCGTGTAGCATGGCGAAGCGCTACCTCCTCATTGGCCCTGAATCGAGCTACCGCGAGCGCTCCACCGACCTCACCAGGATCGACATCTCGGGAGAGGGCTTCAGCGAGAAGCGGCCCTTTCTCTTCCTGAACGAAGCCCGAGCTGGGGCTCCTTCGGCATCCTGGGAAGATGCTCGCGCCAGCTCAGGATCCATCGACATCATCCCCAGCTACAACTTCATCACTCGCCTGCTCAAGCACGCCTCGTACCAATCGGCGGTGGAAGAAGTGGCTTCCGGGATCTTTGATCGGACCTTCCTTCATCGCCCAGAGTTCGAGCCGCCGTCCTCCCTCTCCATCGGCATCGACCGAGACGAAGACATCGCCTGGCGCGAGGGCTGTATCTGTACGGGGATCAGGATGGCGATCCAGAAAGATCGAGGGCTCGCCTTCGAGGTGTCCTTCGAGGGAGGAGCGGAGACTCCAGGAGCAAGGGAGAACATCGATGCCAGCTACTTCACGGAGCGGCCCATCATCATCGGCCCAAGGTATTCCACCGCAACCCCTACGCTGCTCATCGATGGTGCTCCAGCCGATGATTCAATCGGGCTCTTTGAGCTGGAATTTCGGTGGCTGCGCGGGCTTATATTCGACTCACGCACGCTCGATCCTGTAGCATACCGAGATGAAGGGCGATGCTCTGTCTCCGGATCGATCCGCTGGAGCTGGAGCCAGCGAACTCGTGATCGAATCCTGGCCTATTATGCGATGTCTGAAATATCATTATCACTCGAATTCATTGGCCGTGACCTCGGGGCAGGAAATAATGAGCGGTTGCTCTTGAGCATTCCGAATGCGATCTTTCAGGGCACCCCTCCAAATATCCGGGGAGCTGGATCGCGCCTTCCGCTCCAAAACAAATTCGTGGCAATGTTGGACCAAACAATCGAATCACCATACCAAATCGAAACGACCTCGACGGTCGATGAATCTGGAACCTGGGATAACTCACCGTAGGAGCTTATTGAAATGGCTGGACTTAACACTGGCTCAGACACTTATTTTGGCTGGATGGAAGGCGATCCCGTGGACTGGGACAACCCCACGCCGGCCCCCTTGCCCGACTTCACCGACATGCCGCACGATCCGGCCAGCGTCCAGGAGGCTATCGAGCCATCGTTCTCGACGCAGGCGCGAGGCTCCCAGGCTGAGCATGGGCGCACCAATGAAATCGCGATCACCGCATCGATTCCATTCGATTGGAGGCACCAGGGCTTTGAAAAGCCGGTCCAGAGTATATTCGAATTGGTCACCAATGCGGAGGTTGCAGCGTTTGTTATTTCCGCCGCCAATAATAAAATCAATTTCCGCGAGGTTCCGAATGGACCAGAGCTAACGGCAACGCTTGCGAGCGCGGCATATACTTCGACCGCTCTTTGTGCTGAGATCAAGTCGAAGATGGAGGCTGCAAGCACTGGGCAGACTTATTCAGTCTCCTACGACCCTGAAACCAAGCTATTTACAATCCAGTCAGATTCGTATCTATCATTGCTATTCGCGACTGGAACTAATATCGCAGCGGGCGTTGCTTCTACAATCGGATATGATGCGGCCGATGTGGATAATTTCGCTTACCCGATTGTGATCGAATCCGATCAGGCTGCCGATGTTATTGACCATGGATTTACTGTTACCGCATCCAACCACTCGATCGACTTCCGGGAATCTGCCGGCGGGACAATTTACCAAGCAACTCTCGCTCATGGGACATTCAATTCGAGCGACATTTGCGCCGACATCAAAGCAAAGATGCAGGCAGCGAACGCCAGCGCCGTTATTTATACGGTCACATATGATGTCCCGACGCGACATTTTACGATTGCATCGGACGGTTCATACCTGATGCTCATGTTTGCGGCCGGGCCAAATGCTCCGACCGATGCTGGCGCACTGCTGGGATACATCGGGAGCCCGGTCGATTCCTCTGCTCCAATTTCCATTGAGAGCGGGACAACAGCCCAGGTTTCAGAGCATTTCTTTGATATCACTTCCGGAAATAAATATATTGACTTCAAGGAGACGAGCGGAGGAAGTGAACTGAACGGAATCATGACCGAAGATGACAGCTTGACTTCCTGGGAGGTATGCGATCGCGTCATGGAAGTGATGAATGGGGCTTCCGTGACGAGCGGTGTTTATTATGTGACATACGATATTAAAACATCGCACTTCACGATCAATTCAAATCTGCAGCATCTTTCATTGCTTTGGGCAACGGGCACTAATAATGCCGATGCGGCCGATACGCTGCTTGGATATTCCGGCGCTGATCTAGTAGTTAATATCACTTCCGAAAACGATCTTGTTTCAGATAATGAAGTCGAGGCGCTTCGAGACAATGTTTTCGAACTCCCCGAAGACCTCGATTTACTTCAGCCGGACGGCATGACTTGGTATCAGCACCTCAATAAATATACCAACCTGCTCCGGAACGTGTTCGTTAATGTGATGTCCTGGGCGGTGAATGCAAATTTTCTGAAATTCACAATGGGCATCAATGCCGGGCGCGTCTTGGAGGCGGAAGGCAGCCCGATTGCATACGTTCCTTATGCCGAACGCCCGGCAGTTGTGAAGGGATATATGACGGTCACGATTGACGACACTGCGAATGGCGGGCTGCTCTATGAAAATGTCCGCACGAAATCACTGACAATCAACGTGCCGAGCCCGGTTGCAATGGAGTTCGCAGACCATGCAACATATGCCGTGGACGCCGCAAGGACCGACAAGATAAAGCCTGAAGTGTCGTTCTCCTGGTTCCTTAATGATCGGACGACGATGGATGAGGCTCTTCAGGATCGATACAGAAGCGGGACTCCTATTTCAATGACGGTCACGATCACTTCGCCAATTCCATTCAGCAGTGGGCATTACAAGCGCACCGTTTTCCATTTTCCCTCGCTCATCCGAAAGGGCGCAAGCCCCAATGTGACCGGGCCTGGACCGATCGAGCAGCCGTATTCTTTCATCGCTCAGCTCGGGTATGGCGAAACGACGGCGATGAGGCTGACGCTTCGCAATGCAAAATATATCGCCATCCCGTGACGCAGGAGCAATGAAGTGAATCTGATCACAAAAATAAAGAACCAGACCCAGGGCGTCTACCAGTGTCAGACGCTCTTCGAGGACGATGGCTCCCCGCTCAAGATCGCGTACAAGCGCGTCCCTCTCGATGAGTGGATCACCGAAGACCTCCTGCCTCTGGCGAACATCTACCCCTCCGGCCAAGAGGGGCAGGAGAGCCCGGCAGAAGAGGCGCGCAAGAAGGCCCTCCTTGAGATGGCGGCCGAGCTTGGCCAGGAGCAGGATGGGAAGAGCATGCGCGGAAAGCGCATCATCGCCACCTTGATCGTAAGAGGCTGCGAGGCTTTCAGAGATGCTGCCTTTGGACCGATGCTCTTTGCCTGCAAGGATGACATGGAGGAGGCCATGCGGGGCAAGGAAGGGCATCCAGGCGGCATCCTGCTGGATACTCTCGGCGTGGATGCGATGGGCCTCATGGAAGCGATCTCGAAATGTAGCGGACTCAGCGGTGCCAGGGCGGGCACCGCGCGAAAATTTCCTGGCAAGTGAGGATCTTTGCAAGACACTCGATTTGATTTGCAGGCGCTATGGCGGGTGGCCTTCTGCCCGCCTCGGTTACTCCGTCCATGACCCGATCGGGTATGCCCTCGATACCTGGATCGCCTGGACCGCTGAATCGAATGAATGGGATCCACCACTAAGAACAATCCAATTTAAACACGGTGAATGAATATGGATGCAACGCTCGCGATTATATTGAAGGCACAGGATCAGATGTCCGCCATCTTCAAGCAGGCGACGGACTCGGCGAAGGGCCTGGAAGCCTCAAATAAGGCGGCGGGCGTTGCCCTTGAAGGCGCGAGCCAGAGCGCCGACGACATGGCACAATCCACGGAGGGGGCGGCCGTTTCGAACGCCGCCCTTCGCGCCATCTTGGAGCGGGTGGCCGAGTCCTCCGGCCAGACCGCGGCGAGCCTCAAGAAGCTGGAATCTGGACTGGAGAAGACGGAAGAAAAAGGGAAAGACGCCAAGAAAAGCGGAGAGTCGTTCGCCACCACGCTGAACTCCCTGATCAGCGTGGGCAAGACGGCTGGCGAAGCCCTTTCGGCAGCCTTCCAGATGGCATCCGAATCGGTCAGCAAGGCGGCGGCTGAAGGAGATCGGGGAAGCCAAGCGTTGATGGGCGTTTTTGCCTCCGTTCGTCAATCCATTGATAACGTCGTCAATGGATTGGCCAAGACCCTGCTTCCAATTCTTACGCCAATAGCGCTTGCAATCGAAGACGTTTCCAAGTCTTTGACTAGAATGATCAGCAAGGAATCGGGGGTCAAGAAATTTCTCCTCGCAATGCTCGATGGCGCAATTATGTTTACTGGAGCCGCTGGTACCGCCGTCCAGGCGATCCAAATGTTCTCCGGCGAATCCGTCAAGGCGTGGGAGATCGTGACTAAAGTAGTCACCTTCGCAATCAATGAGATCACGCTTGGAATGTCGGACTATATTTCCAAGGCGAAGGACTTCTTTAGTGCTGTGCAGGCTGTTGTCAATGCGTTTGACCCGAAAAAGCTAAAGGCCGGGTTCCTTGATATTGCAACCGGCACTACAGCCTATGCAGACGCAGCGAATGCCAGCGCGGAGGCTTCACGGAATGCTTTCCAAAAGCTGTCCGAGGGCCTGGCGGCATTCCGCGAGGAGTTCGCGTCCGGGAAGGCGGCCCACGAAGATTATTTTGCATCACTGAGCGAGGCCGGCAAAAAGGCAGTCGAAGACCAGCAGAAGATGAATGATGAGGTGTCGGCGAGCCTCGGCGATCTATCTGCCGACCTTGCCGGCATTGTCGATGGCATGATCGCCAAGGATCAGGAATACCTCGATGCCGCCGACGAGGCAGCGCAGCACGCGGAAGAGCTTTCGCAGAAGAAGGCCGAGGACCTCCGGGCATTGGCTGAAATGCGAGCAAAGGATACCGACGAGGCGGTTGCTGCAATTGATTTACTGGGATTGAGTGAGGAGGCGGCCGCCCAGAGAAAGATCGAGCTTTATGCGATGTTGGCGGAGGCATCCAAGGCCAACGCAGACATCCAGCGGGCCGCCCAGACCAAGATGGTCCAGGAGCAGCTCAAGCTGGCCGATATGATGGCCAGCAAATGGAAACAGACGTCCAGCTCTTCGGCCTCGGCTTTTGGCGCCATGATCGACACCATGCTGAAGGGCGGCACGACGCTGAAAGACAAGCTGAAGACCATCTTCTCTCAGGTTTCCGACATGGTCTTGGCGAACCTCCAGAAGCAGCAGGACGCAGCCATCACTGCCGCCGAGAAGAGCGTAGCTGCTGGAGAAGCTGCATCGATCCGGGAGGCTCTCGCGGCCCAGAAGGGCATCATCCCCAAGATCCTTTCCGCTACGGCTTCGCTTGGGTGGCCAGCCGGCCCGATTGCGGCCGGCCTGATGATCGCGGCCTTCAATGCCTTGTCGAAGAAGGTGATTTCGTTCTTCGAGGAAGGCGGCGTCGTCGGCGGCATGGTCCAGGGCTTTGGCCGAAAGGATTCCGTGATCAATGCAGTAATGCCGGGCGAGGGCGTCTTAAATCGAAGTGCCACCGAGAGCATTGGAGGAAAGCCGGTCGTGGACTTCATCAATAAAACCGGACAGCTCCCAACCCAATCCAGCAGCGGTGAGCGTCGAGTTTACTTGAGCGTGGATTTAAACCTCCGTGGGGGGCTCCTGATGCCTCAACAGCTTTCGAAAGAAGTCGGCCCTCTGCTCATTGACACAATCAATCACGCCGTTCTTATGGATGGAGCAACGCTTTACGCCACGGATGCAGCGATATGAGCAAATTCGAAACACTGCGAGGTAAACCCGCGATCCTCGATTACAATTCTGGGCGGATCATCCGGCTTGATTACAGGCTCCAGGAGGAACCCTCCGAGCTTTCGGCTCGAATCGCCCAAAAGATGAGCCTCGGCGGGCTCATCGAGTCTCGGGCCGATCGTTCTGGCAGTACATGGAGGCTCATCCAAAAGAAACTCTCGCGTGAGCAAGCAGACCAACTCCGCGCGCTTGAGGAGAACACGCTAGAGCTTGGTGAGAAGATCGAGATCATCCGAGACGATGAGCTGCTGTTCCACCTTGCTGGAGACTCCGAGCAAGAGCAGTGGAGCCGGATGCAGCCGGAGAGCGATTACAGGAGCTTTACGCCCTCTCCTTGGTCGGGGGTGTATTCCCTCGGCTCTCTGGGCATCTGGCCCAAAGACAGCCTTGCAGGGGCATCAGGGATACCCACGACGCTCGGACATGGCGTCCCGCTCAACGAGGATTTTGTAGATGGAGACGTGGGCAGCCTTCCGGCAGACTGGACGTGCCCTGGTTCCGCCGCCCTCGCCGTCGAGAAGGCGGTGAGCCAGAGGGCTGGCGGGCTCGATTCCTTCGTCTGCAAGATCACCTCGAAGACAGGAGCGGCAGCCACAGCCTTGCGCCAGGTTGTCGAGCTTGAAGCGGCCGTGAAGGAATCAGGGCGCTATTCCTTCTCGGTCCTGGCCTCAAGCCTCCGAGCCCTGGACTCCTCCGTCACTGGCCTCCTGCAAATCTGGATCGGGCCGGCCGATGGAAGCCACTCGATGGTCAAGGCCGGAGAATGCACGCCCCTTGCCACCCCGAATTGGTTTTATTTCAGCTACAACCTCTCGCTGTTCACGCTGGCGAGCGCAAATGACTTGCGCATTGAGGCCAGAGTCTCCACTGATATTGCAAATGGGCCAGTTTTCCTCCACATCTTCCACGGCGAGAACAAAAAGTGGTGGACTGGCATCACTCCAAAGTCTTCCATTCGCTCCGGCCTCGATGGAACGCGAAGTGCGGCGCAAGCGCTCATTTACAAGAATCGCCTCGCTTCAATTCATTTTCCGTCCGTGCGCCGCCGGAGTGCCCGGCTCGGCTTTACTGTGGCGCTCTTCTTTTCCCCTGGATGGAATCCGGCCGACATCCCGTATTCAACCGTGATGCTCTACCAGGATTCCGAGGAAGGCTATTCATATCGGCCAGGGCTCCAGATTTACGCTGACGATGCTGTTTTGTATGCTCGCGCATACCTGGACAGCGGAACGAGCATTTTGGCCCAGCAGGCAGTCACTTGGCAGGCGAATACGTGGTATTTCATCGTTGCCTCCTTCATCGAAAGCTCGAATCCAGGCACTCTGACGGATGGCCAAATAAGGCTCGCCGTGGATGATAGCGGATGGAGCGCAGGAGGCACGCACAACCGGCGCGCGGGAAGCCAGGGATCCCAGATCATCCTCGGCTCGAATCCATCCGGCTCTCTGACCGCTACAGGCCGCTTCCACAACGTCGCGCAGTACGGTTTCTACCTCGACGAGACGACGCCAGGCCGGACGCTGGCGGACATCTACAGCGCAGATGCTCCGCCTTCGCGTTTGCGCATCTCGACGCCCGCGATCCTCTCCCCGCAGCAGCGGGGGAGCATCGTGAAGTTCGATAGCTACAACTATTCTCTCGATGGTACCTTCCTGGAGACTTTGCCCGATGATTGAGGCATCCACCAGCTACCAGCGGATCAACGAATCCGCGAACCAGCGGCCGCTTTACACTCTGGAGATCCCAGACCTCTCCGCCTACATCTCCAGCGGTCGAGTGGATGGCCTCGAAAATGCCCGCCAGCTTATCTCCAAGGCTCCGTCCTTCCCCCGCTACCAGGTCGAACTCCTGGAGGGCAGGACGAGTCAAGGAAGCGTGTCCTTGGAGCTTGTGGATGGCGGGGGGTATTTCGCTTCGCTGATGTCGCAGACGCTCACGCAGCGAGTAGCCATCATCAAGCAAGGATTCAAGGGGCTTCCCTTCGATTCCTTCCTTACTCGATACACGGGCAAGGTTGCGGGCATTGATACGTCTCCGGGCGCGATGGATTGCAAAATCAACATCAATCCGAAGTCCTTCAAAATAAGCTCGACCGTCCTTGACCCAGCCTTTTATTCCGCCGAGGAGTGCCCCACCCCAGGAGCTTCGCTTTCATGGACCTCGACGTATCCGGCCTTTGGAACGAGCGCCACGCTCACATTGACCGACTCGGACAATAATTCGATCTTTGATAAGGTCACGCTCTCCGGCTCTGCCTTTCATATTGCACTTTGTATGCTCTTCTCCGGCGGAAGCGCCAGTGGATTGGACGCGACCTACTTCAATGTGTGGCCTACCTGGGCGGGCGTTGGCCTTGCCGATGACGAAGTGAATATCGATAAATGGCTTGAAGCGCTCGATTCATACCACTGGGCGGAATACACTTACGTTTCAACTCAGGCCGAGCGCCTAAAAGACCTCCTGGAACTCGAATTTATGAAGGTCTTCAATGGATACATTCCGCCCACCGGAGACGGCGCGGTTGGCTGCTATATTCCATCGATCCCGAGCCAGGGAAGCATTGCAACGACCTTTACGGACCGAGATATATTTCAAGGCCCGAATTTATTCGAAGATGACTCGCTTCTCGTCACTTCGGTTGAGTTCCGATATGATTGGAACGGTTCGAAGTTCCTGCGCAAGATCGGCCCTCTGCCTTCAGAGCGAGCCTTGAGCGGGCGCTATACAGAGCTGAAGCCCCATGTGATCGAGAGTAAGGGGCTGACATCCGAAGGAAATGGCCTCCTGGTCGCGCGCATCGTCTCGGAATCGATCCTAAAGCGCTTTGGGGTGTCTCCTCGGCGCGTGGTCTTCTCGGCCTCCGCTCGCAAAGGGCTGGCAGACGCCGGAGACCATGCGGCCGTCGTTTCGAAGCAATACCCAAATATCGACACGCCAAAGCCGCTTTCGAATCGTCGATATAAAATCGATGCGCCGCGCTACATTGAGATCACCAGCATTCAGCCGGGCGCTGAAGTGCAAGTCGAGGGGATCGACCTCACAGCCTCAATGCTCAACGATGGGCTCCGCCCTTGCGTCATAGTCGAAGATGGCTCGCCTGAATATGCAGCAGCAACAGCCGAGGAGAAATCAGCGGGCGGTTTCCTTTGCGATGTCTCAACCGGCTTGATGCCAGACTCAACGCAACCTTATTCTTTCGTATGAGGGGCAAATGAGCAAATTCAGCGGAGCCCAAGAAATACTTGATGCACAGCTTGAGCCTGGCAAGCCAGTTGAGGAGCAGCTGGCGACGGCTTATCCATCGCGCGATGATCACAACAAAGAAACAAATGCCAATGGTAACTACGATGGCCTTGCTTTGAAATACAATCCAGGGCATGGACACACCGGCGCCGCTGGAGATGGACCCCAGATCAAGACGGCCGGAATTGACGATGCGGGCATCTGGAAGAGCGAGTATATAGCCGATGACGCCGCCACCTCCGGCAAGATCAACAATCTTGGCGTCCCAGAACGGGCCCTTGCGTCCAGAGCCTGCCCTGAGCCGAAGATGGACGGGGATTCCTCGACCGGGATGCTGTTCGATAAGGATGTGGACTCGGGAGACATTCTTTATGATCCAGAAACGGACGAAACGAAAGAATATATCTACACCCACTCGCAAGGCCAGTACATGATTCCGGTGAATTTGCGCGGTTTTGAGTGGGTTATCCTGGACATCACTCTGAACTCCATTAAATGTGGACCGAAAGGAAGAAACGCCGCTCTTGGCTCGTTTACTTGGCGAGCCATTTTCGACGTCCTTTAATATGAGCGCAATACAATCCCAGGTATCAGATGACGCGATCGGTTCCAGAGGATTAGTTTCTGGAGAAGCTACGCCCAGCGACAGAGCTTCTACTATGGCGAAGCTTGCTTACTCCGATGAAGATCTGAGGGCTGCGATTGAGGCGGCATGGGATGACTTCCTGGCCCATGACCACGCTTCGCTTGGAGGCGCGAAGCTCGGCAAGGTTCTCGATGTGGAATCTGGCCAGCGAGCCGATTCATTCGAACCAGACACCTTCACGGAAGACAAACTGAATTCATCTTCCGTAAAGGACGATGCAATCGATACGCACGCGGTAAATGAAACGCATGTTCCCGATGGAAGCGTTACCCAGGCCAAAATAGGCGGAGGCGTTCCTTACGCTAGAACAATTTCGCCTTCGTCTTCGATTGTAATCAACCACGGACTTGGAAGGACGCCTCATTATGCACTCGCAGGAAATGACTCATCGAATCCATGGCGAGTCGATGACCTGGCTGTGACCGACGTTGACGATAACACGATTACAGTTTCATGCGGGTCCGCTGCAACGGTCGTTGTCAACTTTAAACTGGTCGTAAAGTAATGCCATACCCTAAAATAAATCCGACATCCACGCAGGCGTTGAAATACTTCACTATCCAGCTTGCCCATGCAATGCGCGCCCGTGATCGTTTTCTAGATAATGGAGTTTCATCATTCGGATTTCTGCTCGACTCAACTTCCGGGCATGTTCACGACAGAACTAGAGTCAACGCTTATTCATTTTATCTGCAGGACGTGATCCAGACTTATTCGTCTGGAACGCTCCAGAATAACAAGCTGGACTTCGGATATGCAGGCGGAGCGACCTCATTTGCTCAGCATACCGCAACCATTGCGGACGACCCAGGGGGCGTTCCCCGAACCATCGGGGATTATATATCGGCACTACAAACCGCAATCAATTCGGAAGTCGGTTCGGGGAAGATCGAAGTAAAATACTTCGATCCACTCATTTATGGCGATTACTCTGCCGCTGGTCGCATCCGCATCAGACATCTTGGAACCACGGATACGCCAAATGCTCGACGGCTCGAGCTCCCCTTTCTTACCGGAATGAACCAGGCCGGAAGCTGCAGCAAGGCCCTTCGATTCTTAAAGACAGACAGAGCCGGCAATTTATTTTACCTGAGCGACTTCGGATGGTATGACGGGGTTATCGAAGACCTCCTTTCCTTTGGTGATGGCGGGAGGGTTGGTGAATCCGGAATTGCTGACGCAAATGGAACCGATCAGGGCGCAACATACGCCAAATACGGCTCGCACATCTTTACGGCGGCCAAGATTGCGGCCAATGCTGTCATCGCACGCAAGATCAAAAACAAAGCGGTTTCAGCTCGCGTGATCGGTGATTTAGTCCATAGCAATGGAGGAACGCAAAGCGTTTCGTCTGGAGCCACGGTCAATTTCGATTTCGATATGTCTCAAGACCGTTACCCTGCATGTTCTTATTATATCGTTTCGGGCGGTTCTTATCAGTTCCAGAATGTATTTTCACATATCGGAGGCCCGGCTCCCTTCGGACCTGCGAACAGATACCGAACCAGCTATCAAAACAATTCACCTGTCACGCTTGGAGTTTTCGGCGTGGCTCTGTAGGCTGCATGGGGGAAGAAGAACCATGCCGCCGACAAAACGACGACCCATACCGATGCGGGAGATGCTCAAAAGCATCGCAACGGCTCAGGCTACCGCTGATACTGTTGAGCGGCCGGCCGGCTCCTATCTCCCCCTGGCTGGAGGAACCATCTCGGGCAATCTGCTCATCGAGGGAGATCTGGAGCTGCAGGGCTCCGTGGGCATTGGAAGAGAAGCTCCGCAAGACGGGCCGAGGCTGTGGCTCCTGAAGGGCGACTCCACCGACGACCCCCCGGAGTGGGAAGACGAAGATGTTGCGGTGCTCGAGGGCGACCCGGAAAGGAACGCCGTGCTGTCGATTCTTTCAGCCCCAGACAAGCGGGGCGGCGTCGCCTTCTCCAGCTCGAAGGGGAGAGTGCGGGGAGGCCTGAGCTACGACCACGGCGACGATGCGCTTCGCCTCTTCACCGAGAACGTTCGCCGCCTGCTGCTGGACGCTGAATGCGCGCGGTTCGAGCAGTCGATTGATATCCCAATCTCGACCGTATTGATTCTCGATCCGCCATCCGGATATGTCCGAATTTATTTCGCGGCCGATGGACTCCATTTGAGGCAATCGGACGGAACCGACACTCTGATTCTGGAGCTATAGCATGAACAGCAATAGTCCATTTAGGCCAGCATCGCCACTGGATGAGAACATTGTTAATGGGATTGTATTCAGCGATACCTATCAGCGGATCATCATTGGTCGGATCACGATGTACAACACGGGTGGATCTCCTGTGTTTCTGCATCTATTTCACGGAGCTGCATCCGGGAAGTCGATCGCTGCGCCGAACTATGTGATCCCGATCAGACCCGACCAGATCATCGATGATCCCTACGACCTGGCATTCGAAGGCGGTTTCTCCTGGGCATTGACCGCGACAGAAGGCGTGGCCGATGCGCCCGCAGCAACATCAACGCCTTGCATCGGATGGAGGTCTAGCTAAATGAGCAGATCTCAGTTGTATCCACTCACTCCGGCCGGAGTTGCCGCCGACATCGATGCTGCGATCCGCGAGCAAAACAGGGGCGGACTTCCTCGCGTGAGCGGCAGCTACATCGTTCCGGGCTGGCGAATAAATAGCATAGTAGATGGGTTCTCTATATTAGATGATGCGCCTTTGATGCATGCGAAAGTAATTGAATTTAAGCAGATGGCACATATCGAGAAGGCGTCAATTGCTTTATCTGCTGGCGGCGCAGGAGTCAGTGCTCGCATGCGCCTCGCGCTTTATCTACTCGATTCAGGAACAGGAGCCCCATCGGGCCTCCATGCCGACTACGGGCTGTTTGACCTCGGATCTTCTGGGACCAAGCATCTTTCGATCGAAGGGACCATCCCGGCTGGATTGTATTGGGAGGTTCGCTTTTTCAATACTTTCTGTATTGGAGCGGACGGCTGGAATTATTATCGCACCAATAGAGCATCGTCCGTTGGGGAAGTTCAAGCCATCGTCCAGGCACCAATACAGGAATATATGGGCTCCAATCTTCCAATCGGAAGCCCTGGTGCTCAGAGTAAGTTCGACACCGCCGTGAGCGAGTCCAGCCTCTATATCGAAGACACCGATGTTATTGAAGGATGGGTAACGAACGGAGCTCCTGAGAGCTTGGCTGAATATAGTTTTTATCCGAGCATGCTTTCGAACGGGCTCGGACCATTAGTGTTCTATAAGCTCACTTCCGACGTATAGGGGAAATCAAATGAGTAGATGGACTTTGCCAGGCTGGAAGGCATTCACGGCCCCGATCTATGCGGGTTCGCCTTCAGAGGTTCAGCTTTTCCGCGAGGTGCCCTGCGTGCCCTTCGTTGTCGCTCCGGGCCAGCAGTTCGGCGGGATCTCGTTCGCGTATCGGACAGAACAGGGCACCCCGGAAAATCAGTCTGCCTGCCCTCCTCCGGGCACGCTGGCACGGATGTGGATCGCCAACAGGTTCGGCGAGATCATCGCCCGCTTCGGGCCTGTTCCCATCGAGAGCAAGCTGAACTTTTTCGCTGTCTCGATCCCCTTCCCGTGGCCTTGGAGCCCGGAACCTGACCTTTACCACGCTATGATCTCCTGCACGATTCCGTCGGGAGACGCCTACACGGGGCTGCTCGTTCGATCCTGCTACGGGCTGATCCCTCCGGTGGATGGGCAAGCCGTTGCCGCCGGGCTCCTGCCGGCGCTGGTGGGCCAGCGTCGCTTCGAATATGAGAGCAATCCGGCGCTTGACGATCTGGGCTCGAGCTGGCCTCCGCTGGAAACGATGCTTGAAGCGCAGCAGCTCCCCCTCATCACCTTCGAGGAGACGTGATCATGGACCCGACCCAAGACCCATCCAGCCAGGCCACCAAACCCGGCTGGCAGACCTCGGAGGCATGGGCGGCGCTTGCGGCCGTGCTTATCCCTGCCCTCGGCAAGCTCACGGATACCCAAAGCATCGTGATCGGTGCTGTCGCCATCGCCTACATAATCGGGCGCTCCTACTCCAAGAGCGTGGTGGCGAAGGGCGCGGCCGATGTCGCGGCGAGCAAGGAGGGCAAGCAATGATCCCACCGCGATTCACGACTATCGAGCAGGCGGATGAAGCTGGGGCTGGAGCGGAAGAGATGCACGGCAAGGGTGAAGAGCGCGCGGCCACGATCCCGCCCGCGTGGTTCTGGCGCGTAGTCATGGCTGTGCTTGGCGTCACCGGGCTTCCGGCCCTCGGGGTCATCGTCGTGCTCTGGTCCAGGCTCGCGGTGATCGAGGATCGGATCGATGGATTGCGCCAGGCGATCCAGTCCTCTGTGTCGATGCAGGCCGACGTGGCTACGCTTCGCGCGCAGAACGCCGCCCTTGGAGATCGCCTTCAGCGAGTTGAGGCCCGGCTGGATAGACAGGTAGGGACACCATGAAGCCC